CAAAAAATAATGCTACATGATTTAAAGTTGGATGCAAAATACTCATTAATAAAACATCTCCATTCTCTAACTTTTCATCTTTTCTAAGTTCTCTAAAACCTGTTCGCCAAGCACAACTTTCAAATAATGGATTACGTAAAAATTCTTCTGGAGTTGTTGGCCTTTCCCAATCTTTAAGAACAATATTCTTTTCTTCTTTATACCAATCTCGAACTAGACTCCAACAATCAGTAACACCCCAAACCCATTGACGACCCAAAATCGGTGCTTTATATCCTGACGGTTCTAAATATCCCCATTGTTCTGTTTTAGGATTAACAATATACCACGGAAGTCCACTATCCTCACAACTGATTTTATCTGCCTGACTTGCAATCGGAGGAGTAACAGGGTGACTATG